GATACTACAGTACCGTATAGATCAATTAAAGGTATGACTACATTAACTGATGGTCAGACAGGAGTTGTTATAGCAGAAAATGTAAAGCAAGGAACATTTCTAGCAGATGATGTACTAAGATTTCCTATTGGGTGGGGTACTGTTGGTAATCTATATAATAGTAAAATAAGCTGGGCAGCAGGATTTGATAACGGTTATCCTACATCAACACTTAAATATGGTGAGTCACTTAAATTCAAATATCATAACTACGAGATCCCTGGAGGAGGTTTTGCATATAAATATGTGTTATACTGGGAGTCTTGTTGTAAATTATTTTCTTTAAACACATGTCCAACTGTTAGTAATGCAACCTATACTGCGCTTGAAGACAATCCTATATCTCAAACTGTTACTGCAGTAGATGATGGTTATGGAGGGTATACAGGGGTATATACAGCAAGTGCATTAGCTAATCCTGCAGCAGGAACATTAGTTTTTAATTCAAGTACGGGTGCATTTGTATTTACACCTACTACAAACTTTAATGGAAGTACAACATTTACATATACTTATAATGATGGTTACTGTGATAGTGCTCCAGGTACAATTGTCTTAAATATTACACCAGTAGCTGAACCTCCAATATGGACTTCCCAAGATCCAGTAGATGCAAACACATATCCTAACTTAACAGGCGGAGATGCTTGGACATATACCTGGACTACATCTGATGCAGATCATCCATGTAATCTCTTAACTTATGTAATTACAGTAAATGCAAATAGTACTGGGGCTGTACAAATATGGCCTTTACCTTCTGGACAACCAAGTCCTAGTTGGTTAACTTTTACTCCTGATCCAACTAATAACTGTACAGGAACTTTAGCAGGAACTTATCCAATTGCTGGTGGTAACTTTGAAGTTATAATGGAAGTTAGAGATCCAGATCCTAATTTAGGTTCACAATCATTTACTATTGGTGGATTAACAGTAACAAAAGATTCATACTTTGTATTCTGTAGTGATACTTCAGGATCTATGATTACCACAATTCAAGAGACAGCACAAATGAGTAGTGTACCTGTAGTAACAAGTAAATCTAATGGGGGTTTTACTGGTTCTAAAACTCTAAGACTGGCTAGTGGAAATCAAGCAGGAAGAGTTAATGATCCATCAGGATTAGTAGATGATTCTTTTTTATGTATTATAGATGGTATGGAAGTTTCAGGTAATGGAATTACTGCAGGTACTAAAGTAGATTCAGGTGGTGGAGGCACCCCTAGTAATGCAACGCTTGACTTAGAGTTAGACCAGGTACATTTTGCAACTGCTAATGATGTTCTAACATTTACTTTAACTCAAGATCAAAAAGAAACAGCCTACAATGGTTCTAATAACTTTAGAAACTTACTTCAAGATTACTATGCAACAGGTGGTACATTTGCTAGTGGTAATACAAATTCAGCAACTAATGGACAAGATATGTATGATAGTCATTTATATTGGTACCACAATCCTCAAGAAAGACCGATTGGTTATTTAGGTTTCCAAGCACAAGGTGGTTTCCAAGTAGCAACAATAGGTTCAACAGGATATTTTCCAGATGCAGAAAGCATTGTTGTAATGGCATGGGCTGATGAATCAGGCACTAACACTGGACCTCCCCCACAAACCAATACTTACAAGGCTGGTCCTACTGAAGTTGGTGCTGATACTTGGAATGATAGAGGAATGCCTGGAGGTTCAGTAAATACAGTATTAGTAGCAGATGTATCCGCAACAAGAGGATTTATTAATGCACTAGAAGGAGTAGCTGGTAACAATTCAATATATAGAGGTATAGCCTTTAGGGTACTAACTAATGCCAACAATGACTTGGAAGAAATAATGGGTCCAGGTGGTTTTGCTGAAACAGGAGGACGTAATGCTTTAGGTTATAATACTAGTTACAACCCAGAAGCATTAGCATATACTGTAAATACACAAAGTTTACAAAGTTTTTCAAGTACAGCACCAAAAAGAATAACTTATGTTGGTAGTGTATCAAATCAGCCATCTAATGGTAGTGTATATTACTACAATCTTGTAAGACAAGAGCTAATAGCCATAGGATTTAGCATATAACAATTAAAAATAAAATAAAATGGGAGTACAATTTAACACATCAGAATCATCTAGTCTAAACTCAGACTATCCAAAAAGCATGTCAGTTCCAAACCAATATGGATTTGGAGGACTAGAAGTTCATAAAATAATTTCAACAGCATCAACTAATTTAGATTTTATAAAAAAAGGGGGAGGTAGTGTGTATTCTATAAGCTTACATAACAATACCAGCTCTGATGTATTTGTAAGATTATTTGATAAAGCTAGTGCACCAGTCAATGCAGATATACCTGCAGCAATCTTTTGTGTAGCAGCAGATAGTTATTTAGATGTATCCTTACCAATTGGTATTGCATTTAAATTAGGAATAGGTATGAATTTAACATCAGGATCTGCCAATGGTAATACTAATGCAGTAGGAGCAGGTGATGTTGTAGGTGGTATATTCTGGAAATAAATAAATTATGAGCAATAAAACAAATAAAGTATTAGGTAATGTAGAACCAGGTATAAAAAGAGAATCTGGTTCTGTTGTAAAGTATTCAGAAGGTGGAGGTAAAGGTGGTTTTAGACCTAATCCTGATTCTACAGTACTAGGTACTATGAATACAATTATTAAAGAAGGATATAATAAGAAATAAAAAGGAGTAAAACATTTAATATTAAGGCATCTTACGCCTGTAAAATTATGGGATTATTCCCACTCCTTCTTATCCCTTATCATATTTAAAATCTTGTATCTCTATTTTTATTAAGATGAGTTACCTTAGTTACCATGCCTTCTTGTCTTCCTGCCTCTTTAGCACTTCCTTTATCATCTGCCATTATTATCATCCATTCAGTATAACGAGCAGGATCTTTTAATAAAAGTTTATCCCACGGTATATAGTATATATCCCAGTATATCATAAGTCATTTTTAATTATATAAGCTTTTTCTATTTCTTTCTGTAAGTTAGCCAAGGCCCTCCACGCTACTTTAGCAGAGTGACGTATACCATCATTATCTATTTTACCAGCATCTATAAGATGTCTAGATAAAGCATCTAGGTCATCATTAGACTTTGTACGATCCCAGTGTAATGGTTGATCAGGATGATGTTGTTTGTTCCCAGCTAACGATACCCTTGCTACTTCCAGGATAGCATCAGGAAAATATTTTAATACTCCAGTATAGACTGGTCTCTCTTTTCTTTCTTTTGAATTCATTTGTCTTTATTTTTTTTATAGTCTATTATAAACCCAACTAGTACGATTAGATTTAACCCCATGCTAGCTAGTATTTCATGTATGTCTTGATATATGTTTACGCTTAAATGTATATGACCAACGATCCAAAATGGTATGGCCATCTGTTGACTGTACCAAATTAGTGCAAACTCAATAAATTTTTTCATGTGTTACTAAATCTTTACAGGTATTATATTGGGAGGGCGGGGCCTAAGAATGCAAAAACTCAGACCCCAGTTGGTTTCTCCCTATTTGTCCATTTGATCTGTTAAAGCAAACCATAAGAGGAATAGAAATAAAAAAAATAATAGCATATCCTCTAGCATACTCTATAATATATCAAATGTAAATTTATCTTGCTCTACTAAATCCACATCAATACTAAGTTGACCCATGTCTACATACTCTGCAGGCTTTTCAAACATAGGTTTAGATGCAGGTGATCCTAATAACTCAACAGTTATAAAGTCATGAAAGTTCTGCTGATCATTGACCCAGTCCCGTGGATGTGCTTTCTTTAATGCATGTGTTATATGATTATAAAAGGCCCATCCTGACTCTGCACCTACTGAATAGTTATAAGAAGGCTTGATTAGTTCTTGTTTAACACAAGATAACTGTTGTGAATCAAGCAACTCCTCTTCAATAAATAAACGGCCAGCTAGTTCAGCTGCTTCTTTATGTGTAACTATAACATTCTTTAGTGCCTCTTTATCTTTTATCAGTCTTTTATAGTACTTCTCTGCTGACTTCATCTGATCACTCATGTGAACATGTATATCATGTGAGGCAGACCATCTATGTTTTCTTTTATAGTTCATCATGTCTCCGGCTATCATACCGTTGTTACAAACTGCAACGTAGGCCCCAATTGCTGAAGCAAAGCTTTTTGTTTTATCATATGAATTAGTCCAAGCAAACATCATTCCAAGTTCCTTTTCCATTATAATGTCTCCATCTGTTGGATTAGTTGGGTATATATGATATACTCCTTGAGCTATGTTAGCATTCTTACTGGATCTATACATCTCTCTAGAGACCATAAATCCACTATCTGATAATAATTTATATGTGTTTTCTATCACTTCTCCATGTGATATTACTGTATATGACTCACCATGGTTAGGTAAGGGTGCATTTTCTAAATGCCATCTTGTTGTTTCTTTAGGTTTTGTATACCCCATAATTATAAACTTTTAAAGTGTAAATATAATAAATTATTCTGAGTCAGCCAAAGGTTCTTCAATTATTTCTACCTTAGACCATCCTGGAATGTTGTATTGGTTGCCTTCTCTATCTGTACAAATAGAATATAAGCCATCATTAGCTTCAAATACCAGAAGCTCTCCATCTAATATATTCATTGCCTCAGGTTTTTTACCTAAGTAATGCATTCTTTTAATTAATTTTAGTTTTGTTCCTTTCTTGACTTCATTCAATTGCATATAGATTATATTTAAGTGTTAGCTCTTCCCCGGGGAGGATGTCTTTAGTTGTTTGGATCATCATAACCCCTGCTTCTATATCTCTTGATTCAGCACTACCAATCTTTCTTAGATTAGGTGTGTCACTATGATTTATAAAACCTCCTAGCGGGGTTCTAATATAATTGTTTTGATATTTTGTATTTCTAATATGTGATATGCCTAGGACTGTATCCTTACTAATAGATTTAGTAGAATATAATCCAAGGCCATGGAGAAGGGACTCTTTAATAGTAGTCCCTTCAGGCAATGGTCTATACGTCATTTTAAAATAGTTTTAATTGATTAGTTGAGACTGTCAAGATACTATTGATCTCAGTCTCTATTGCTTGCATGTAATATGCTTTATTAATATTATAGTTTTCCCACTTAGGCTCTACCTTTAATACGTTAAAAATAGTTTGAACCCATCTGCCAGACTCTAGTTGTATTTCTCTATTGTCTTTTTTATTTACTTTGATAATCTTTACTCCATCATTAGAGATGAAATATCTATTTATCTTTTGTAATTTATCTTCAGCAAATGCACCATCTTTAATGTATCTAGCTACTTGTTCCCAATCACCTTTTGATTTACCTCCTATACAGTAATCTAGAATATTTTTATTTTCATCTAGATAGTCTTCAGGCAATATATTATTAACAAAGTATTGATATATAGCTTTTGGTATAACTAGTTTGGACTTATTCTTATGCAATTGTAAATTATGAAAATCAAAACGTCCCTTTAACTTAACAGGAGCAAAGCTAAACTTGTCATTCTCTACCTTAAATAGGTAATGAGGTTGACTTTGTTTAACTTCTCTCCATTTAGTAATATCAACATCTATAAAGTTATTCACACCTATATAATTGTTGACATCAGCTAATACTAGTTTTTGATATTCATCATGTTCTAGGTTAAGATTTGTCTTTTCTTCCCATTCTTTACAAATACCCATATAATCATCCACGTATTCCCTTGGTATTAAAGTCTCTACACCGTCTGTATTCTGTAACAAAGGAACAGCACCAGGTATTCTTTCCATAATCTGTTCATATAACATCATTAGAGTAAGCTGGCCATTAATTGTAATACGTAAACACAGCTCAGGGTCATAAAAGAAACTCTTTTCATCATTACTAAGACCAAACGTTGAGTTAAGTATAATTTTATATACATAATTCATAGGGTTGCTTTTAGGTATTTTCTTTCTTTCAGTAAAGAACCACTCATACTGATCACAAAATGCTTTCTTTGGAAAATGTGCAGGAGCAAATTGATTCTTAATTGCTAGATTAGGGTAAAAACTTGTTACGTCAGAAGACATTATAACCATATCATCTGAAGACTCATATACTCCTTTGCTAGCAGCACCATGAACACCACCTAAACCAAAGTGTGTCTTAACATTTTTATAGTTTACACTATATTTAAAACTACCTTTAAGTTTATCTCCTTTTACTTCAATAGATTTAAACCTATCAAGTAACATATTAAACTCTGGTGATGTGAAAGAGATGTATGGTAATATTATATCTTTTACTTTTACAGTATCACGATAAGTCTTCATGTTTCTAAGATCTCTCTTAGGTATATTTAACATACGTGTTAAGAAATAACCAAATACTTCTTTACTAATCCTTGGCTCTGATGCACTAAACATATTAATACCATATGTATTAGTTAGTTCTTTCCTTAGTCTTATTAAATCAGTAGACCTATTAAATATTTCTTTAGTAGATCTTACATCATTAACGCAATACTCTAGAATAGTGTCTAGATCTTCTTGGTTATCTATCTTAGATGTATGATGTATAGGCATGTCTAGGATATTCTCCCAGTCCATACTATATTGTATCCACTTAAGACTTGAACGTTTAGCCGGGTTATCCCAATGATGTAACTTAAATAAGTCTATCTGACCTATCTGCATTTTCCATTGTGGATAATCACTGAACTCTCTATTATTACTTTTCTCAATTGTTCTCTGTGCATATTTATATATAGTGTAAGCTACGTCATTACCATCTATATTCCACCAACTTTTATGGTTGTCTAAGATATAGTGTGTAACCTGAGCATCAAATCCTAAACCATTATATGATATATGCCATTCTTTCTTTTCTATATTTTGTTGTAAAAATTGTATAAACTCTGTCAGATCATTTCTTAGCCTGCATATTACAAAGACTTCTGTTTTGTTAGTTTTGTAATCTTCAAATACGGCAGTGAAACAATCAAATAGAGTTTCATAATCCATTACCCAATGATTTTTCATACTTTTTTTGTTTTATATATTGTACCTTGCCAATCATCTTTACGTTTTCTAGGATTACCATATTTCTTAGTCCTCTTATCTATACGTGTATACTTCTTCTTTTCAGGAGCTTTAAGAGCACCGGCCATACCTTCTCCTATTTGCATGATATATGTATTATACTCTTTCATTCTTGGCATTTTTAAGAGTAACTTCTCTAGCTTCTAGAACTAAGTCCATTATACAGTCATATATATCTTCTATTGCTTGTGACTGATCTGTGTTTAACTTTCTTTTAACTTCTCTATCATATAGGTCTACAGTTTTTATAACGTGCTTAATTCTTTGTTTGACCTGTTGAGTGTGTATATATTGTAAATTATGTGCTATTTCAGACATACATCTATTCATTGCTAATAGAATATTTACATCCATTATTTGTTCATTAGTTATTTCTGCCATGATTTTTTTTATTAGAGCCAAAAAAAGCCCAAATCAATGAGCTTTCTTTTTTTTAGTCAATAAGGATATTACTCAACTCAACACTATTGACCAGGTAATATAATTTTTGATGGTTCAGTTTTCTTTAAGTCTACAAAGAATTCTTCAACTGAAAAGTTTTCTGCATTTACAGCAAACATATGAATAAAAGTTTCAATATCAGCTCTATCACTAAGATAGAACTCAGAGAATGTGTCAACCAATCTTCTCTCTTCTTTATGTGTCTTACCTGTTTGCTGGTTAGGTGTTTTAAGTCTTTGTGGCTGACCATCATCATCTAACTTAGGTACCATATGATAAGATTGTTTCATCACTTTGCTGATGACAGCTAAGATGCCTGACGCAGGGTCAAACATAGCTTCTGTATAAGGTGAGTCCATACTCACTGGAATTAATGTAAATGATTTAGCATTTCTAAATGTAGAATTTACTAACATCATATTTTGTCCTATTTGTGCCATTTTATATATTATTTATTTGTCAAATATATGGAACTTTCTTTTAATAATTGAGTCAAAATATGATTATTATCAATTAATATTTCCTTTTCCATGTTTGGTGCAGAACAGACTTCATAAACATCTTCTAATAACTCTATGTCTACATTTAAGTCTATAGCATATGCTTCATGTACTTCATCTGGCTGCAAAAAACCTTGTATATATTGTACTTGCTCTTCTTCAGCTGTCTCAAAGAATTCTAGTATTGAAATCTTTCCATTTATTGAGTATTGAGAATACTTCCCTTTAAGAAAGTTCTTATAATCATGAGAATATTTATCAAAATTAAATACAAACAACTGTCTGTTTGTACCTAAAGAGATATGATCCCTAAACAAAGGGTGTGCTATTAGATGTCTATTTGCAAACTTTTTAAAATCAAGGGTAAGCTTACATTTATATACACATAAGAACATCATATCATCAGTAGAGTATACATCTTCCCATGCACAATAAGTTTCCTTAGGTACATACTTTATACCCCTACCTAAATCTAGCAAGGGGTATAGAAAAACTTTACTCTTCTGAAAATATTCTGTATATACATTACTCATACTATAATTTAATCTTATTTGTTAAGAATTCAATAGGTAATGAGTAATTTCTACTATTATAATGAAATTTTGCAGTATTTATTGCACCTCCAAGACCATCCGCCCAATCATTTACTGTATTATTTGATACATCAAAAACATAAACCTGATCATATTTGTCTATTACAATGAATTTAAAATCTATATTATATTCTTCTTTATCATCACCTAAAGTATCATAAACAAGTTTCATATAAATAGCAGCTTGGAGCCAGTAATTATAAAAATCTACAGTGTCTTTAAACTCAGAGACGGTCTTCCCTGTTGTTTTAAGATCACATATAACAACTTCCTTTTTATCTGTATCTACTGAATAGTAATCTACATATCCGTGCAGGCCAAAATCACAATCAATTAGTTCAGATTTTAGATACTTCTCACTAAATGTTTCAATAGGATCTAAATCAAAGTCTGTTTGTACTTCATTAAACAAAGACATTACATCTTTATTTTGTTTAAGTACTTCAACTCTTTCTTCACATCTTGATAAAGTATCCTGGTCAACAACATCAATGTTATTATTACCCAGGAACTTCCAATATGGTTCATTGTCTTCAGTTCTTATCTTAGCTATTCTTGACTCATCCGCTTTTAGAGACTGATACAGATTTAAAGATTTAAGTGAATCTAAAATTATAAAATCCTCACAGCTAGCTAGAGTTTTTGCATCAGTATGAAGAGACATGTCTTTTAATACCTTTCTAATGTTATCACTTGGGCTTTTACCTGGAACAACGCTGAATTTTTTATCAACGTTCTCTGCTTCAAATAGCAGGCAGTGTATAAGCTTTCCTTCAATCAGATGTTTATCTGTTCTAACCTCACGGTCAAATAATATATAGTCCTTATAGAATAAGGATGGTGAAAATAATAATTTATTTAAGGAAGAGTAACTAAAGCAAAAATCTTTATTTGCATAGAAAACCTCTTCCTTTTCTTTATTTGTTATAAACATATGTTATCTATTATTGATTCTTTAAATGGAGTTTTAAATTTTATATCATCAAGATTTATTTCCCAAGCTGAAGTAGGTGAACCTATTCCTGCAGATGCTAAAACTTTACTAAAAACTTTTTCTTTAATAGTATCAGCTGCAAACTTAGTTAAGTATCCTTCATTGTATAAATACATGACAATCTGAGTATGATAGTTTCCATTACTACTGTTTCCGTAAGTTGACATAGCAGAGAATCTATTTCTTAAAGCTTTAACATTAACAGTATTCCAGTTGCTTGTTGATTTAACCCACTCAAATTCATAATACATTAGTAAAGCTACAACATCAAAAGAAGCTTCTACATTACAATTAGCTAAAGTTTCTAAAGCCAAAGTTCTATTTTCTATATCATTACTTGTTATCATTTTATACATCTGAGTATAATCATCTTTAGTAAGTATTGCCAAACCTTCTGAACATATTTTACTTATATCTCTATCAAGAACAAGCATCTTTGCTTTTATAAGCTCATTATATGTATCAATGTGTTTAGGTTCTTTGATTATATAGCTCTTGCAATATTTACCTTCCAATTCTTTTTTCATTGCATGTACAACCTCCTCTAAAGTTTTAGATTTGTTTGCTTGTGCAGATTCCCAATTTTTTTTATGACAACGTATATCAAATACAGCAGTTGAATGTGAATTTTGTAAAATATTACCAATAGATTTCTTTGCATTATCAGACAAAAGATTTCTTTTAACTAACTCTTTACATATTTCATAAAAATCATTTTTACTAAATGATTTATTCCAACTACTATGTGCTATACTATTAAAAAACTTAAGAGATGTAATTTGTATATCAGATTTATTTGGATCTCTGATTACTTTAACATTATACTTTTCTTTTAATAGATCTACCTTTTGTCTAGGTAAATCTAACTTAGGATATCTATATAGTTTTTTATCAGTAATGTCAAAGTCATTTGGTAATTTATTAATCCCCAAGAATTCTAAGTCATCACCTGTTATTTGCCAACTGGCACCATGCAATAAGAATATGCCAGCTTCTTCTGAAGACACACCGTTCTCATTCAATTGATCATTGGACCAAAATTGCTGGTCAGTTCTAAAGTTTATTATATAATTTTGATTTTCAGTCATTTTATAAGTATTTTAAATATTCTTTTTTTACAGCCACTTTAAATGTATAAAGGTCTCTGTTATGTATACTAATCTCTTGTCTAACTATTGGCTCTAAATGTTTAAAGTTTCTTTTATTAAGTAACTCTTTTTTTTCTAACCAAAGGATCATGTCCTGTGCACTCTTGCGGCTGAATGTACGCAGGTTAGACTCTTCAATCCAAAACCATAAGTCTTTATCTCTATTGAAGTCATGGAATAAATTTCCACATTGTGTAGCCAGCTCCCACAGTAGATGATAGTTAGTTTTATAATCTATACTAGGTATAATTTTAGCTGCTAAACCTTTATCATCTGTCCAATGATTAGTATTTAATTGAGACTTAAGATCCTTTAATAATTGCTCATCTAAAGTAATCATATTTGATGAACTACGCAAGATGGTTTCAGTATCTATTACACTTAAATCAGTAGTTTCAATAAGATGAGCTATGTTCATAGCCATACCTGTTATCATCCAACTATCATATAAACTATCCTGTTCTACATCTAATTTGTAATAGCTAATTTTATCAAGAATTTTATCTGTAATTATTGCTAGACAGTTTAAATTTTGTATTTGTGTATTTAATACACTAGTGATCTGACTTGATCCGCCAGTAAGTTCATAGTTCCATAACTTAGTTAACATAAGTGTAGAGGCAATGCTATTACCATTTTGCAAACTATCAGCTATAGAATCATGACCTACAATTAAATCTGCTTTTTCATAATCATTAGTTACAGTTATACTATGCTCTTTTAAAGCTGCTTTTAATCTATCTTGTGATACCTTACACTTAGGTAATATAAAAGCTTTCTTTTTATTTCTAAAAGTTTGTCCATCTTCTGTAGGGACAGTTAATATGCTGTGTATTTTCTCATATGTTGTTTGGTCTTGAGTACATAATACTTCTTCAAACTCATTACCAACTAGGATCCCGTATTTGGGATCACTAGTTAGGTCAAAGTGTGTCAAAGCATCAGTACTATAAACCTGGTATACTGATTTATTTGCCATTTTATTTAATTGTCATTTTAATTATTTCTGGATTCATCATCATTTTATTAAACTTCTGTTTATTACCACTGAAGATTGTTCTAACTATCAAGTACTTAAGGTCATTAGTAAAATAATCTTTTGTACATAATGATATAAGTCTGTCAGTAATCTTTTGGTTTATTGTATTTTCTTTTGAATATACAACTGCAAAGTTAGCTAGCCTAGTTGATAACGTTGATGCAATGTCTGCACGGTAACTATCATCCTCTCCTATACAACCTCTTAACTCACCAAGAATATATGACTCATTATCATGTGTCAATAAATCTTTAGGAGTAACCAGCTTATCTAGTTTATTATTTATAAACGTTGTAAACATTGATGCAAACTCATCACCAACACTACCTTCACCAATCATTTGTATAATACTTAGATTATCTTCAAAGTTATCAAAACTTGATATAGCATTAAAGAATGTTGTAATAGACCTTGCATTTGTTTCTTGAGTTACTAGTTCTGGATTCAACAGTAAGAAGTTAATACATCTTGTGTCAATACCTGCACCCTCTGCCCACTGTGCCCATACATTTACATCAAACTTTAAGTTTGCAGTAATATATCTAGTCTTCTGTGCACTGTCTACAGTATTAACCATGTAGTCTCCGTTATCTGGGTTAGCTGTAAGTATAATATGCCAATCCTTTGGTAAAGTCCATGAGATATATGTTTGTCTGTCTATTAATTCCATAACTGCTTGAATAAACCTTGTATCTGCACGGTTCCAGTCATCTAGTAATAAGATACCACCGGCCTTTGCATCAGCAATCCACTCTGGAGCACAATAAGACATTCTATTCTTACCTGTCATTTTATAACCCTGCTTTAAGTACTCTTGTACAGCCAACTCATCAACCCACATTCCTACTTTTTTAGTTACTGAAGAGTTTAGATTAGCTAGACTAGTACCTGCTGCTCTTTGTGTTGCAGTTACCATGTTTACATTATTGTTTTTTGGTTGTACTATCTTTTCTTTATACATTTGAAACTGACGTACTGGAAAGCCAACAAGATCACCTAGCTCTTCTATCTGAGCCAAGTTTAACTTAACAAATTTCAGATTATTTTCTGATGCTAGTTCAACAATACTTGAGGTTTTACCAATACCTGATTCACCTACTACTTCTACTGATACAGGATGTTTTCCTCCTTGTTGTAGAAATCTATTATTAGTTATTATATGATTTACAAAACCTTTTAATTCTGTTACGTTTAAATTTACTTGTGCCATTTTTTTATTAATTAAATTTTATTACTTTTCCTGGTAACTCATCATTCATCTGAGATATACTACTCAAACACCATAAGGTATTCTTTGGACAATCTTCAGGTGCATATGCTTCACCATCTGTTAAATATATTAGAGCTGTATATTGCCCTTTCTTTTCATTGTAGTGATCAATAACTGGTTGAAAGCTAGTTCCACCACGACCATGTATTTCCCAATCTTGATTAGGTTTAAATTCCTTCACGCTTCCTAAGCGTGTATCACATTGTGCTACGGTAATTTTGTGGCCTGTCTTGTGCATGTGTGTTAATTCACTAAAGAATTCTGTTAACTCTTCATTGTTGACTGAACCACTAGTATCAACACCAACGAGTATATGATTCTTAAACTTAATTTTAAGGCCAGGATTAGCTGCATACCGTTTGTTATACTTACGTCTTAACTTTTTAGTATACACCACACTAGAATTACCAACAAATCTTCTTAAGTATCCTTTCCAATCAAATTTAGCAGGCTCAACATGTGTAAGCTTCCTTATAAGATCAGCTAACTCACCAGGTACCGTACCAGATCTTTTAATGGTTTGTTCAGCAGATTCTTTTAGTTGATGTTCAATTTGTTTTTCTACTAGCTTCTTCTCAGCTTCAGATAAATCATTAAACTCATTCCATGTGCTATGACAATGTGGTGTAGTACCATCCATTTGACTCATTAAAGAATCTAACGTAGGGCTTGTACCATCTTGCTGTGCTTGTTGTAAAAGTTCATAATATTTACTTGTACCTGCTTTTTTAGGTAAATTAAGCTCTGGGAAACTTGACAATAACAATCCTCCTTCTGGTAGATTGCTTTCCAATATGTATTGGTTAATTTCTAAATCAGCAGCTATATTAAATAGTTTATGATTAGAATACTTGTCTCTTAAAATTAAGTGTCCAAAAGCTATATGTAATAACTCATGTTTTATTAAGCCATATCTTTCTTCCGGCTTGAGCTCTGTAAAGAACTCTGGGTTTATAGTCAATTGCATACCAATACCATGTTTGCTTACACCAGCAGTAGGTATATGTAAACTGTACTTCTTATTGATACCAATCAAAAAGAGCCCATAAAAGGGCTCATCAAATATTAGAGTTTTAGTTGTTCTAGCAACCTGATCTTGTATATTAATCATCTGTTATCTTTTTTAATATTTTATTATATACATCATTTAGTTTCTTTCCATTTATATATGCATGTATTTTATGTGTACTCATATCAGACATAGAATTGTATCCCTTGTATGTAAAAGTATACTCTACAGCAATAGAGAAGTTTACTCTTTTATCAAAAGCTAATGCCTTACACATTAATCTATCTAAAATTTCTCTATCTTTAAACTGGGTAGTCCATATAGCCAAAGCAACTTCTAAGTCTTCTTTGGAAGCTGAGATCATTTTCTTTAGCATAAAAAACTCATCAAGTGATATTATTTTCTTCATCTAAAATTAGTTCTATCCATACACCAGGGTTTTCTTTATCATATGTATATTGTTCAAATGCAGGAATTATATATTCAGCATTATCATCTTCAATCCACCCATACTTAACCATATCATCTTGCACTGTCTGTGCAGGATTTATATAGTCAAACTTATGACGGCTGCCTCTGATAAATTCAAAAGATATTTTTACTGGTAATTCTAACTTCTCTAGTTCTTGCTTAAAATCCTCAGTATATTTTAAATATATATCTTTAGTAGCTTTTCTATAATTCATTACAGCTTTGCTAGCAATAAAGTATTTACCTGTCCAACGTCTTCCATTTTTACTAGAGGGTACGTTACCTGGTATCCACCATCTTATTTTTCTCATATTATTTATTTATTACTTTTTTTAGTATTGGTTGTATTATAAGATGCACATAATCAAGACCATTTTCTTTCATACCATCAGAAATATCTTTGGCGGTAGGAAATATTAGACCATCTAGTTTGTACATAGAACCATACTTCATGATAGCAGCTTTACCTGCATCATCATTGTCAAAAAGTGTTATTACTTTTTTGTACTTCTTCTTAAGATATTCTATTACATGTGGTTTAATCATAGTATTCTCTGAGTCAGGAGCTATTACCTCTATATTATAGCCAATACTGGCAAGACACATTGCATCCTTAAGAGATGAACATATTACCAAATATGGTTTATTATATTTAAGCTGATCAAATCCTTGTAGATGTTTATTAATCTTATGAAACTTATGTTTACTATGAGGTTGATATAACTTATAGGCCTTACCATTTTTATCATAGTATCCGTACATATACTTACCTTCTATTTTAAGTGACTTAACTTTAAAGTTCTCTTCTTTAACTAAGTTATAATACTCAATTGGTCTAACGTTATAGTTATCTAACATAGTTTTACCTATATTAAAGTCTAACCAAAAGGCGCTATCATCAGTTGTCCACTCTCTATTTTTAATAAAGTCAACTTCCCACTTAGCTACAGGCTTTAAGGTTTGTGTTTTATAATCTGAAGTCTTTACATATTGATTGTAGTCATTTATTATTTTCATTGAAGCTTTAGGAAAATCTATATCAAACATTTGTTTAACTAGATCAACTTTATCACCACTCTTACCGGTTGAGAAATCTTTAAATTTATATTGCATTACTAATTTATCAACATAAATACAAAAACTAGGTGTATTCTCATTAGGATTAAAGATAGACTTAATCTTTATATCCTGTCCTGTTAAGGTTTCTGGTAGATTTAAATAATATTGAAACACCCAATAACTTGGAACATCAGCAGGTTGTAATACTAAGTTCTTTGTGCTTATCATATATTCTTATTATTATATAAAGAGAGAGAGTGGGTATAAAATCTAATTAAAAACAGGAAGCTCTTATACTCCCGGTTAAAGTTGGTTGGCAAAATGCCGTTCATCCACACTCTCTCCTCATATTTTTTATTTATAAATCAAAGTCATCTCCTTTTGCTTTAGCTGGTTCAAAGCTAGCAGCTGCAGTTGACTCTTTTTTCATTAATGGTCTAAAATGTTGTGTGTTTGTTTTGTCAAACGTTAACATTTTAGAATTCTCTGTTTCTAGAGCTTCTAATGGTACACCTTCTTTATTCATCTTAGGTAAAAACAAATCATTATTTACATAACCTTCTTTGTTTTCCCATTCACGTGCACCTAAGCATGCATTAATGAATCCAGTTTCTGAACATACAGCTCCAGCTGCAGACATAAACTCTTCAATTGTATTTGCTTCAATAGCATCTAGCTCATTTCTTTTACCAACAACTTCAGATAAAAATACCATAGCTTTTAATACTTCAGTATCTCTCTTGATTTCATTACCATTATTTAATGTGGCATCTTTATATGGATACGGTGAGAATCTAACTCTACCCACCTGACCAACATAACGGTCACCATTAGGGTTATTCATATCTTTTAAGAATCCATTGAAATCTCCAGATACTGGTTCACCTTCTACATGTAACATAATATTAAATGCGTCTGCATCATAAGGCGTTTGGTCAAAAGTAATTGAATTGATTTTTAATTTGTGATTACCTGTTCCAATTACTGGTTTGATAGTGCCTGATCCAACAGACATGTCTTTAGTACTTAACATAATTTTTCTTTTTAATTAATTGATTATTACTCTTCATATTTTTGTATGCATTCTTTTACATACTTAAGGTCATTAGGGATAAACATATCCTCAAACATACCCATAGGTGATTTACATGTGTTCTCTCCATTGTTTTGAGTTTCAAAACCATATTCAAGTACACCATCATCATTTTTATTTACTTTTCCAAATAAAACAATTGAAAATAGACCTTCCAAAGTTAAAGTATTATCTATCATTTTACCAATAGTTTTTGCTTTGATTTTTCTATTTCCATTTATATCTGTTGAATCTTCTGAGTGTGTCAGAAATATAACAGTAAGGTCATCTCTTAAGTCTTTAGGCATCTTAGCAACCATTGCTAAATTTGCTGCTATTTGTGTAAACTTATCATAACCTTTCTCATTAGCTCTATCAAAGTATTCAAAGGAGCTCATATATTGCCAGTCATCTACCACTAGAGTTTTAATGTGTGGCATTTTTTCATCAACATGTTTTATAGCCTTAATAATACCAGCTGCTGAGGCTGCTGATGTTATATTACCTTTAGGATTATCTTTAGTTATCTGAGTATACTTACTCTTATAACCTTTAAAAGGTAGAGGTTTATTTGCTATGTTTATTATGAAAGTCTCTTTTGGATTTAATGTCCTGATTGAGGTAGACTTTCCTGTACCTGAATCTGCAATTACTAATACGCTTTGTGCCATTTATTTTACTATTTTATTGATTACTTTAGTTAATGTTATTAATGTTTGATTAATCTCTTCTAGCTTATCTATTAAAGGATCATTGATTACCTTATCATCCGGATTTGGTATACTTGGATTTGCAAAATCAATTTCTCCTTTGTGATCATAACCTTCTTCCATAGCAGTTGTTTTGTCATTGGACCTAGTTACTACGTCATTGATCACCTTAAGCTCACTAGCGGGTACCATGTGTCTTTGAAATCCTGAGTTACTTGTAATTAGCTCATACTCCTCTTTCCAATGAGGGTTATGCTTTAACAANTATAATGTTCTTTTAGGATCTTCAGAGTCATAATCTATACTTACAAATTCTGTATATATATCTNAGTCTTTATCAAATTCACTAGGAAAAAAGCTAACATGTAGCTCATCCTTACCAGATGGTCTATAAGCCATCTTAGGAATATATAGTGCACTAGGAATATTATTTATATCAAAGTATTCCTGATGCTCTTCTTTAAGTTTTGCAACTTTTTCTTTACGTTGTGCGGGTGTTAGTCCCATATCTTTATTGTTTATATTTTTAGTATTTATCATCTACGTTCTTGTTGTCCAGGTGTAGCCATCTCTTCAATTTGCATTTGCTCAAACTTTGCTCTAAAGAAACTCATTCTTGCATCACCATTTCTTGCCTTAAGAAAGTGTAGTACTAATGTTCTATCATTTTCTATTATATATCTATCAGGTCCATAAAACCTAATCTTCTGTTTAGCTGGCCTGTTGATACCTATTAACATATCTGCATGCTGTAGCATTGCATCTGAACCAAATATATCTGACTCTAATATATAGTTACCATACTTGCCATCTATAGCCCTATCCGGGTTGTCTATGTTTCTATTAAGTTGTGATAAGGCCAGAAACAAACAAGGATAATCTCTTTTACACTGAGTAAAGAACTCACCTAACTCAAATAGCATATCTAATGTACTATTCTGATATGGTGCTCTCTTTACTAACATTGTATGATCAAGAGTTATCATTGTATTTACTCCTTTATGCAAATTCATATATGCATCTATCTGCTCACGCATCTGATTAACAGTCATTGGTGTACTAATGATGTCTACCGGATGTTTAACTCTTTCCTTTGCATATTGATGACATTGATTAAGTGTGTCAGTATTTAGTGTTGATCCAGCACTACATAATTCTTTATATGTTTTACCAGTTATAGAACTAAATTCTCTAATGGCTGATGTTCTACCAACCATCTCAAATTGAAATTCTAATACCCTAAATTTATCATGAGGATTAAGTGCAAATGATTCTCTAATAATTTGATCTTTAATTAATGTTTTACCTGAACCAGGTCTACCACCAATTACAGTCAATGTGTTCCACTCTATACCATCAGTAGCTGCGTCATTAAACTTAGGCCAAGGAGTATATATTGATTTCTCTTCACCAGTTGATCTGGCATACATATATTTAAGCGCCTCATTAAAGGCAGCATATTGTCCAACCCATGATTCTTTTGCTTTCATACTACGTTTTCTTTAAAATGATCATCTTCATTACTAACACCTTCTTTAATCATATCACAATAATCAGCCAGTGTAGAGTGCTTTACTCTGTGTTTATCTTGTTTACAGATAAAGTACTGACTTGTTTGCATATATAAGTATTCAGCATCTCTATACTCATTTACGTACATTCTGGTAGCTTTAAGTACTTCATCCCATGTATACTCATAAGTCTGAAATAACCACCTGAATGCTTCTCCTAGAGCTTTTACATTATTTCTTGCTGGTTTACCGCTTGGTAATTTCTTAGCTGGGAATATCTCTCTGTATTTATTTATTTTATCTACAAAGTTCTTACCCATAAGTTGTATATCTGTTTTCTTTTTTGCTTTAATAAAGTAATTATCAAGTCTAACACAGAATGCTTTAGCTTCTGCAGTCATAAGGTATACTCCATTTTTATGTTCTAAAAAACCTATTGAAACTAAATGATTTTTATCTAATAGTCTAGTATCTTTTGGTGGTGTAGTTACACCATTTTTAATACCAAACATAAGAAGTACTTGATTAGGTGTGACGTTTTTTTTTAACATCACTTGGAATAAATCCCACATATTTTATTGGTTTTTTAAGGTTATAAATATAAGTAATTTTACCATTTTATACAAGTCTTTTGTTGCTTTTCAAGCTCTATATTTACTTGATTAAACACATCTTTGCAATCCCATTGTCCTCCTCTATATGCAGCTGAGGCCGGGTGTGCTACTTTATATAATTTTTGGTTTGATAAATATACTTGCCAGTCTTCTGCTTTCTTTCCCATCATTATAACAGGTATATTTCTGTGATGTCTGTTTAATAACTCAAACAGATATATAGCAAATGGTTTCCATAAGTTTATATGTGAACCTATTGAATTTATTTCACATGTAAATGCTGTGTTAAGAAGCAGCACGCCTTGGTTTGACCAACGTCTTAAGTCAACATCACCATCTTCATCATTTAGTGCTTTAAGTATATATTGTAAGGATTTTTCAGCCTTACCTTTCTTTGAACAACTAAAAGCTATTCCGTCAGCTGATCCTAGTTGTGGATATGGATCTTGGCCTATTACAATAACTTTAATTTCTTTGTATGGACATTCTTTAAATGCATTAAATATATCTTTAAACCTTGGTGTAAATCTTTTACCAGACTCATACATACTAATTAAATTATTTAATATTATGTCAAAGCTTAATCCATTTATAAAAGGAGCTAATGCAGGTGTCCACCCTGATTCTTCTAGTGTATCATTTATTCTTTCTCTTAAATTATTGATGTCTATTTCTAATTTTTTCATATATTATTGTATATTTGTTTATTAAATCTTATTATTATGGAAGAAAAGAAACAGCCTGTACGTAAAGTAGTTACTTATAACTNCAGCAAAGTCATTAAAGATATTGAAGTATCTCCTGCTTTTATTCCTGGTTTACAAAATGTATACTATAGATACATTTCTGAATTCTATAATGATTATAGTAAGATAGGTGAGTTAACTGAAAAGTTCCATAATATTATTAGTGGTAAACTTAAAGGTAATGATAAAACTTTGACACCTATAGAGCATGAGCTATATACTATATATTCCTTAACACACTTACTCAAATCTTTTGCTAAACAACAAGGTCTAGAGATTGAACAAGAACTACCAGTTGATGAGGAGAAGCTAGCTGAGTTAGCTGAAATAGCTAAGACTAAAGAATCTGCTGGTGAAGGACTAGCCTTCTTAGCACAAGAGATAGCTAAACTATCTTAGCTGCATATTATTAAAGTCTCCTATTTCAACACAAGCTTGTATAGCTAAATTTAGTTCTTCTTTATCACAGTCACCAAATGACTTACAGTACTCAACATTATTCTTATTAAAACATAGGCCAGCTTTACGCTTAACTTGTAGTTTTATTTCTTCAAATGTGTATCCTATTTCATTTGCAATCTCTCTTATCATAACATGTAGTCTAGCTAATTGAGGATTACTTCCTTTACCATCTTGAACTCCAATAAAGATTTCTATCTTAGCGCCATCTGGCTGCTTCTTAAAGAAATTATTATATTTATTTTCAAAGGCTTTTATAGGGAAGTGTAATTTACCTTCCTTGATTGTTGCTTTTATAAATAGTTGATCTTTCATATGTGTGTAATATACCAAATTATTGTTAATCCTAATAGACACATCAATAGACATATGCATGCTGCAACTTCAGTTTGTTCAACCTTCCATCTAGGCCTGCCTTGTCTATACTTTATATCTTCTTCTATATTACTACCTTGCATGTCTTGCATGTCTTTTTCTATTTCTTCACTCATAATTATTTTCTATTATTTCTTCTATGTTTTCTAAATCTATATCCATTTCATGTAGTAAAGGCATTACATCAACACCTACTACATTACCTATCTCATCTTTTAAAGGCATGTACACTGCATGTACTTCTACATAAGCAGGATGACCTGGCGTACCAGGATCACCATTGCTTTCTGTCCATACCTCTTCTTCTTTTTTATGATATGTATAGTCAACCTCACAATATAAGGTTTTATCTATATGATATGTATATCTAGCCATTACTTAAATCTTAATACGTTATCATCTATTATAACAAACTCCTGTCCACAATCTAAGCAACCAGCTTCTGTTTCATTACGTACCATGCTATGTATTTTATTTTTTCCAAAACAGTTAGGACAAACGTGATCCATGTCTGGAACTAATTCTTCACATGTTACACGTGCCATGTCTTGTATCATTGCATCATGATCACCCTGGTATTTCTCTTCCATTTGGGCCATAAATATTTCTTTCATTCTTCCCATAGTTATAATTTTTTAAAACAAGTTCTCTTGTGCTCAAGCATCTTGCTTACTGTTAGTCTATTAATTTTATTTATAAATCTTATTTTGCCTGTTCTTTTACCTAGGTCATAGGCTAGTCTACATAGTAATAAGCTTGATATTGATATTATGATATATATTATTTCCATTAGTTATCTTTTTAGTGGGTTATAGTATTTAATTTTGTTTTGATCAAATCCTTTTAATGAAGACTTGACCCATGATGCATCCTGAGTTCCTTTGTAACATAGTATGTGACATGTTGCAGTCTCAGTTGGATTTAACCTGAGCAGTCTTCCTATTCTCTGTGCAGTTTTCTTTTCATTACCATATGCATGCATAATAATACCTTGCTTCAGGTTTTTTATTGTAACACCCTCTGATAACTGTAACACACAAGAAAGTTGGTTTATTCTTCCATCAATAAACATTTCCAGATTATCTTCTGACTTCTTATTGGTAGAGTGATAACTATACTTACATATTCTATCCGCTTGCTTCTGAGTATTAGCAAATATAATACACTTGGAACCTAAGTTCTTTAGTAATGATTTAGTATAGTCTTCTTTAGTTGTATATTCCATGAGCGCCCTCATCCTCATTATAGCTGCAAATTGTTTTTGTTTTTGAGTCTGTGCTTCAGCAACTCTATTAGTTACATAACCATAGTCTTTTAGTTCATTAGTCCACCATGTACCGCCTGTTGTTTTATTAGTCTTCTTTAATGTTGGTAACTTAGACAGTTCTAATTCATGTATAATGATCTGATAATCATTTAATATGTTAGAGTCTGTTGCATCATCAACACTGAATTCATATTTGATTGGGCAATACTTATTTACTAGTCTACCTTTATCTGATTGTTTATCTCTTGGTGGTGTACCAGTTAAACCCAATACTCTACCCTTAAACAAACTTAAGAACTGCTCATGTGATGGTAATAATGAATGACATTCATCCAGATATACTATATCATAGTTATTAGGATTATGTTTTTTTAATGATAGGTATGTAGTAAATGTTATATGCTTTACTAGCTTTTCTAAATTCATTTTGCCTAACTCATCTACCCATGATTGAGATACTGAGTGTTTTGGTATCACTACCAAGGCTTCTATTAAAGGATTATAGTTAACCATAAGGTGTTGTATTGCAATTCTTGTCTTGCCTACACCCATAGATATACCTAACCCACATCTTTTATTTTTTAATGCAATATCTAATGCATCTTCTTGTACTATTTCTCTGTTGGTCATTTATTTTCTTGTATTCTTGGAAGAGAAAATCCCAGCTCAATTGCTTCAACTGTGTTTTCTTCTATCCACATGTGACAATTTCTACAGACAGCTAACCATGTGTTTACATTTAAATGGTTTAAACCTCTGCCTTGTTTATGATGTATGTCTGTGGCCTTAATACTACAGTTGTGTATATTAGCATGACATACTGGATTGTCTGTTAAATACGGCACACGCATCTTGGTGTATGCCGCATTTAACTTAGACATCTTTTTAGAATAATTATTAATTCCCATTTGTTATTGTAAAAAAGTTTCTAGGCAATAACCCTAATGATAAGAACTTAAGTATAACATCTTCATAGTTAATACCTAACTCCTTGAAAGTCATAGTGTTATTGTAATCCTCTAATGTTTCTTCTGCAGGTACAGACAGTATATATTCTACTGTTTTACCTGTAAAAGTCTTACGAAGATAAGCATTTACTTTCTTATTACAAATGGTTTGTTTCCAAGCATTTATTTCTTTTTGTGCTCTTCTCCATACTCTGCTTATTCTACGTTTCTTATCCCAGTGAAGCTTTTGAACTTCATCAGGCTTGTAGACATTGAGACCATGTAGTACTCTTTTAAATAAGAACACTTGATACTTGTTTAGTTTTGAATAATTTAGTGAATTTACTATAGATTCAGGATGTAATTGATACTCACTGAGTAAACCATAGTATTGGTAACGTTCTTCTCTCAACTTTAAGAGATTTAGTTGTTTCTGTTGATCTAGTTTTTGTAATTGTTTTTGTGATAGCATTTTAGTAGTGGTTTTTAGTTAATGATTTTTTAATAATACAAAAGAGCTGAGGTATTACCCTACCCCAGCCCTACTGTATCTCCAACAAATTAAATTATAGTGAGAATTCCTTTTCTAGGTCTTCTACTTCAACTTCTTTGTTATCATCAACTACATCTTCTACTACTTCATCTTCTACACTTTCTTCAAACGCTTGGTCTGGAGTCTGTGTCATAGTTTCATTATTAACAGTGACACCATTTGCTGTTCTGATTTCATCAGCATTAGTATGATCAATGAATGTATCTTGTGCATTTGGGTCTGACTTGAACTTAGTTGTTCTATAGATGTTTCTTTCTTCACCAGTCTCCTGATCTACACTCTTGCAGATTACACCTGTCTGACCAGCCATCTTTAGATTACGGTCATCACCTGTAAAAGACTCTAGAACTACTATTCTACCTCCTGGCTTAGTATCAGCATCCCAACCTAATGATTGTAACACTTCCATTTGGCCCTGTAGCAGTGTAGATACAGCTTTCTTGTTTACAAAACCATTATTGATTGTGATTCTGTCTTGTACTAGTCTAATGTGACCATACTCTGCATTGTTTTGTGATTGTCTGATAACATTACCCATGTCATCAGCTACGATTGAAACTTCTTGATTTAAATTTTGCATTTTTTCTTGATTATTAAATTAATAAATGATTAATGTGTCTAACTATTAGACATCATCTGAATGGAAATACGGGTCTTCCAACTTTTCAAACGCCTCCATCTCATCTAAGGCTGGCTCAAACTCTTCTATAAACTCTATAGAATCTTTGATTTCCTTAGGTGTTGTTGTACTGGAGAAGCTGTTATAAAAAGGATTACCCACTTCTTTGGTATAGGCTGAACTTAATCCATTTAGATCCTGCACCTCTTGATCTGTAAGAGAGAGATACTGTTCTAATGAACATTCAATTATTCTACCATTGGGCAATTGTACTATCATTTTACTAATTTAATACTAACAAAAGTAAAATAATAAATTGCTCTGAGACAATAATAATTAAATATCTTGGTTCAAATTCAAAAATAAAGTGCAGTATAATAGCTAACGCTTAAATTATGTATAGCTTTCTACCAACTCTCTTTATGTATTTATGTGCTTTTAACTCTCTAATGTACCTGCTGACTGTGTCAGGCGTTACATTTAGAGTATCAGCTAGTGTTGACAAAGAAGGAAAGCAACTTCTCTCTTTGTCTGCATAACAGGATAGTAATGAATACAATCCTTTTGCTTGTATACTTAAGCTTGGATCAGATATAACCTTTTGGGTTACTATTCCAAACTTATAGTGTGTCTTGTTCTTGTACATGATCTTTTAATAGTCTAAGTAAAGCCATATTGGTATCTAATTCTTTAATTAATTCTATATCTTTAAGGAAGTACTTCTGATTCATATAAGGACCAAAACCGGTTTCTTCACCAGTCTTTCTCCATTTGTTATACTCATCTCTTATGAGTTCTGATGATAGTCTAGGCATAATTTGATATTGGTTTATCTGTATCAAGTATATCAAAGTATTTAATCTCATCCACGTCAACGTATGTTAACTCCATTGGGTTGATTGAATCTTTGAATGGTCTGAGCACACCATCAGCATCATGATATAATAGTTCTAATTCTAGTGTTGAACGAAATGGATTGTATGGCTCAGTACTACTCCAACCTCCATCTCCTATAACTTTGGCATATACATAGCCATTACCTGGATTAAGTTTGAGATCATCTAGTATGTCCCATTCAAATTCACTTCCTGGATGATATGATCTAGGTTTAACAATACAATAGTCTCCTACTTGTAATGGTGCATACTCATCATCCATGTATGCAAGATGTAATATAGATTCTTTAGCATGATCAGTTAGATCTGTCATTAGTATAGAGAATATGTGATCAGTGTTCATGTGACCCTGTACATTTAGTATTTTATTAAGCAACTTCATTAGTGCTTGTTTTGATATGTTATAAGTATTTGGCATATATTTAAATTTAGTATTAGTATTTTGATTTATGATAGAGGGCACCTAACACCAAAACAAGTTAAGAAAAGGTATCAGGTGCCATATCAACTAACCACAATTAACAAAAACAAAAACAAGACCTAACTACTCATGTTATTATCTAACATAAATAGCTGGTGTTGTTAGTCTATTATCACTAATAGGTTTTTAATTAAACAGACACTTAAGTCTATCTAATAAGCTTTGCTTGGGTTTGAATCCGAACTGTTCAAAGGTCATTTCTAACACTCCTTCTTCAGCTCTGATATATTTATTTGCATGATGGGTAAACTCAATGTCACCCGTATACGTGTTTAATTCTACTGCATCCTCCTTAAATTTGAGGTGTGCTCTTTCTTCACTAAGATATCTTAATAAAGATTCATATTGTTTTTGATTCATGATAACGGATTTATTGGATTATTACTTTTCTTTCTACGCTTCCATCATCATAGATAAAGAAGACAGCCTGATTATATTTGACTACATCATTACCCCATAGATCTATTATCTTTACGAGTCTCCTATACTGGTATGTTTCAGCTACGTCTGTTAACATGCATGATTCACTGAAGTATTGATTGTTATCAAGAACAGCAGGATACCAAGTATTTGCTTGTGTTATATCATACACATTTATACATTCCAAGCCTGGATTGTTGAATGCATGAAGTACTTCTATCAAAGGATTATTGCTTAGATCAAGTTGTGTAAGCTGGTTATCATTAATATCTAAAATCTTTAAAGCAATATTATTACTGAGATCTATACTTGTTAATTGGTTATCCTGAACACTCAGGCCTCTTAAACTAAGGAAGTCTTCTATGCCTGTTAGGTCAGCTATACCTTGACTATATATTAATAGATTTGTTATGTCACTTATGTTAGATGTAGTGACAAAGTCATCATTTGGTATTCCGTTACCTATACCAAGATACTCTAAGGCAGCCTCAAAGTTATCATCTGGTACATATGTTTGTTGTTGTGCCATAGATATTAATGGCATGAATAAGATTATTAATAGTTTTTTCATAATTGTTTTTGTTATTTAGTTAGAGATTATTTGATTAAGATTCCGGGTACTATGTCTATTATCCTATAGAGAGAGAGACAAAGACTACCCTTGTTGTATTGTTGTGTGTAATAGTTACACTTGTATTGTTGCTAGCTATATATATATTATAAGTAGCTATGATTATTATTATGTGGTAAATAGTGGTAATATGTGGATATGAGACCAGGTACATACAGTTTAACACTCACTTTAATGTACATGTTATGCATACAATCAAAAGAAAGGGAGCAAACAAGAGGAAAGGAGAGCAAAACGGGAAACATGTGTCAGTATGTAGTGGAAAACCACAAACATGTGACAGATTGCATAAGAAAAACAAAGAGAGAGCTATTACACTCTCTCTTATTACTCTACTTAGTTTTCACATAGTAAAGATTATCTGCAGTAGTACCATCTGATTTAACTACATTGGTATCTGACAGTTCTAAATCTTCTGACAATATACCAAAGCTACCTTGGTACGTTTTAAATCTTTCAGTAGACCTAGTAGGATTTTCCATATCAATGGAGAAATCTTCTATGAAACTATCCCACCAAGGATTGTCAGCTGATAACTGTTGACCATTGTCATCTTGTGGGTTAAATGCACCATATTTGACAGCTCTTAGATTAGCACCTGCACCTGCAGATTGCGTACCTATTGATACTGTCTTAGTTTGTGCAACTGGTTTGTCAGTTGCAATAATAGAACGGAATTGAGTACCGTCTGTACGTTGTCCTTGATTTAAGGAATAAAAATATAACATAATTAATAAATTTTAATTAACGTGGAAATATTACGGGGGGTAACCCAACCACAATTATAAGGTGGGGAGCAAAAGGGGAGGAGGTACATAGCACGCAAAATACATAACTTTGGTGGGGGGATGAAATTTTTTTAATCAGGTGGGGGGCATGTTAGTGCTAAATAATTTTTATGGGACTAGAAATTTTAGTATATTATTCTTATAGATGTAGTATAACTAAAAACAAAACTTATGTCACAATGGGATAATGAACCTGAGCATGAAGAAGGTTTAACAGAATTTGAACAAATGCAACTAGATCAAGTAATCTTAGATACAGCATATAATAATTCTTATTTTGTTTTAACTAATCAAATAACTTTTGATGACTTACTTGAAAAGAAGTTTGACAAAGGGCATGAGGCAGTAATGGCTTACGACCCAATAGCTGGACCTACACAGGAACAACTAGAGAATATGATCTTTCACTACATAGACTCGGAGGAGTATGAAAAATGTGCTAAACTACAAAAAATAATGGAAAAGTCTTATCCGCAAATATCAGAATAATGGCAGTTAAAAAAAAGAAAAGTACGGTAAATAGTTCAGGAAACTATACTAAACCCACAATGCGTAAGAGATTATTTAATTCAATTAAGGCTGGTGGTAAAGGTGGTGCTCCTGGTCAATGGTCTGCACGTAAAGCTCAAATGCTTGCAAAAAGATATAAAGCAAACGGAGGCGGATATAAATCAAAAAAATAAAATTATGAAAGGTGTAAAACATTATTTAAAAAACGGAACTGAATGGAAAGGTGGTTCTCACAAAATGGCAAATGGTAAACTACATACTGGTAAGACACATACCAAGACTAGTAAGCCTTTAGTTCATTTTAAAGACTTATCTAAAACAGCAAAACTTAAAGCTAAGAAAAAATGAGTAAAAAAATAATAATATTTCTGTTATTTACATTAGCAGCATGTGCAGCACCAAAAGAGTGTTGCTCACAAAATAAAGATATAATATGCAATAATGGCAAAGACTAAACAACAAAAAAGTCTTACTAGATGGACCAAACAGAAATGGAGAACTGCAAGCGGAAAGAAATCTTCTGACACTGGTGAAGTATATGCTCCGTCTAAGACTATTTCTAAGTTGAAGAGTACTAAGAAAGGTAAAAAGAAATTAGCTGCAGCAAACGCTAAGAAAAGAGCTGCTACAAAAAAAGGTAAACAACATGCTAGTCATGGTTTACACAAAGGTAAAAATAGATAATTATGGCTTCAAAAAAAGATAGTAGGTTAACAAAAGCAGGAGTGTCAGGTTATAACAAACCTAAAAGAACTCCTTCACATCCAAAAAAGTCACATGTAGTTGTTGCTAAACAAGGAGACAAAGTTAAAACTATACGTTTTGGTCAACAAGGTGTAAAAACTGCAGGTAAACCTAAAGCAGGTGAATCTGCTAAACAAAAAGCAAGACGTAAAAGTTTTAAAGCAAGACACGGAAGAAATATTGCCAAAGGTAAAATGAGTGCTGCATACTGGGCAGATAAAGTAAAGTGGTAAAATTAATGTCTTAAACTTTTTTTATTTAAACTAATTATGTATGTTTGTATTAGTTTAACCTAAAAAAATTAAAATGGCAGAATTAAATCTTGATCCAAATAAGGATCCACAATTAAGCAAAGAAGAATTAGCAGCACGTAGAGAAGAAATCACATCTTTTTATAAAGATAATATACCTCATTTAACTGTACAAGCTGAATATGAAGATCTATTAGCTACAATAGAAAAGGCAAGAGCAGAAAGAATGCAAGCACAAATGTATTTAGCTCAAGCATATGCTGCTTCTAAAGAAGGTGATAACGCAGCCCCAGACTCTGAAGATGCAAAAGCATTTAAAGAAGCAATGGAAAAAGCAGCATCTAATATAGGATAGTATGAGACTTCTTAAGTTAGGTGATAAAAATATAGAGGTAAAGAAGTTACAACTTAAACTTAATATACCTCAAGATGGTCATTTTGGTCCTCAAACAGAAAAACATGTTATAAGATTTCAACTAAGCAATGGTTTAGTAGCTGATGGTATAGTTGGATCACAGACATGGACATTACTCATTAGTACACCATTTAAGTTATCTGAAGAGATTGATGAAGATAATGATTTATCTAAACAACATTACGTTACAAACTTTAATCAAACTATACATAAATATTTTTTACCAAAAGGTGAATATGTAAAAGGACCTATAAAAAATCATTATATATTTTTACATCATACTGCTGGTAACTCTAATCCTTATGCTTGTGTAGACATGTGGGGTAGAGATAAAAGAGGTAGAATTGCTACTGAATTTGTTTTAGGTGGCATTAATCACAGAAATGGCAATGATGAACATGATGGTGTAATGGTTCAGGCATTTGATACAGGGAATCAAGCTTATCATTTAGGAAAGACAGGTTCTGGTTTTATGAACAAACATTCTGTAGGACTGGAAATATGTAGTATGGGATATTTAGATAGTATCACTAAAGCTACCTATGTTAATAGTATATGTCAAGATGATCAGGTAACAGAGTTAAAAGAAATGTTTAGAGGTAAGATGCATTGGCATTCTTATTCTGATAAACAAATTAATGAAACTGAAAAGTGGATTAAGTTTGTAGGTGAAAGAGATAATATAGATATTAGATTAGGACTTAAACAGTTTATAAAAAAATATGGTGTTACAAAAGGATTTGATTTTCAAGAAGAAGCATACTATGGTAAAATAGAAGGTTTGTTAACACATACCAACGTAAGGAAAGATAAAATGGATTGTTATCCACATCCAGACTTTGTTGATATGATAATGAGTTTATAATATGGCATTAGTAAATAAAATAGATTTAAAATTAAAAGTTAATTTAGATACATGTGTAATGTATCAAATAATGACTTATTGTTTTTTTAAACAAATAATTATAAGTAATTCTGATTTAAAATTTCTTATGCGTCTTTCTAAGGATGATAATATAGAATTAACTAAGTTTTGTATTAAACTTGTTAATGACAATATATTTAAAAGTCCACAGTCTGCAAGAAATGCAATTACTAAAGCAGAAAAAAAAGGATTACTTAAAAAAAGTGGCATAAATAAAAAGACTATTTCTATTAATAAAGATATGAATATTCAAAAGGATGGTTTAGTATTGTTGGATTATAAAATACTTGGTAATGAATCCCAAGAAGCATAAAGAGTTTAAAGAAAAAATAGCAGAAGAAGTTGGTGTTCATCAATCAGTGGTAGATGATTTTATTGCTTTTTATTATGCTAAGCTAAGAAAACATTTATCTAATTTACAGTATCCTAGAATCCAAGTGGATGGATTAGGTACTTTTATTTTAAGAAAGAGTAAACTTGATAAAGCTATAAAGAGGAATAAAAGTATGTTGGGTAACATAGCTAAAAGAACTTATAATGGTTTTGCTAAAAGTGAAGACATACAATTAAATATTGATAATATGGAAAAAGCAAGAGAACAAATTGAAAAAAGTATAATAGATAAAAAAAACTTTAAGAATAATAAAAATGGCAGCATATAATATTAAAAATCTTTTAGGTATATTTAAGAATGTAGATAAAATCACAGAAGGTATAAAGAATAATATATTTAGGAAAGAACATGTAGAAGCTGTAGCTACAGAGAGATATCAAATATGTATTGAGTGTTCTATGTTTGATGCATTTGGAGATAGCTGTGTTGCTCCAGGCACACAACCATGTTGTTCAGATTGTGGTTGTAGTTTAGCATTTAAAATAAGATCATTATCATCTGAATGTCCTAAGACATATTGGAAAGCAATGGCAACGGAAGAACAAGAAGAAAAGGTTATGGAACAAGTAATTAAAAATCAAGAACATGAAAAATAAAAATACAATATTAATTAATAGTAATACTAGTATAGCGGGAGATATAGAAGTTGTATGGTGTTCTACAGATACATATAATTTAAAAACACAATATAATGGCAATACTATTTAAAGAGGAAGGACATGTATATCAAAGCACAGATAATGATAATATATCATGGGTTAGTGTTACTGGACTTGTAGGTAAATTTAAACCTAAATTTGACAGAGATGGTCAAGCAATTAAGTCATCTAAAAATAAAAGATCTAAATGGCATGGGATGACACCTAAAGAAATTATTGCTGCATGGGATGGTGAAACAGAAAGAGCTATAAAATTAGGCAATTTCTATCATAATCAAAGAGAGAATGATATGTTAGATTTTAAAACTATTCAAAGAGAAGGTACAGAAGTACCAATTATAAAACCTTTAGTTAATGATGAGGGTATAAAAATATCACCCAATCAAAAACTTGAGGAGGGTGTATACCCAGAACATTTAGTATTTTTAAAGTCAGTTGGTATATGTGGTCAAGCAGATTTAGTTGAAGTAGTAAATGGACATATAAATATTACAGATTATAAAACAAATAAAGAAATAAAGGATAAAGGATTTACAAATTGGGAGGGTATTACTAATAAAATGTTCAGACCTGTCAATCATTTAGATGATTGTAATCTTAATCATTATAATCTTCAACTCAGTATTTATGCGTATATTATTAAAAAGCACAATCCTAAACTAAAGATAGGTAAGTTAGTTATACAACATGTAAAGTTTAAACAAGTAGGAGAAGATTCAAACGGTTATCCAATTAATGAACATGTTGATGGTGAGCCAGTTTTAGAGAATATAAAAATATATGAACTACCATATCTAAGAGATGAAGTAAACTCACTAATGATGTGGATAAAAGATAACCAATGAAATTAAAAGAATTTACAGCAGCAGTACCAATACAATCATCTACATCAAGAATACCAACTGACTTTGCTTTTTTTGAGACAATGATAACTATTGATTTAGAAGATATAGCATACTTTAAGCAATACTTCCATTTAGGAAGAGAAGCTTTTCAGAATGATTATACTGAAGTATTAATGAAAGGTGCAGAAAAACCTATTGTATTAAGAATAGGTTATGAAGAGTTTAAAAATAATATATTATGATAGTAAAACTATTTGATATACAAAATCAAACTTTAGTTGTAACAGAACATTGTTATGCTCTTCCGTTTTTAAAAAAGATAATGGATGAATATCCAGATACACATATGCAAGTATATCAATATATATTTTATATGAGTTGTCCTGATCCTGATCTTAATCCTTTTTTTAATTTGCCTGAGCATCAAAAAGAAGATATTATCATTGAAGAAATAAAATTAGAAGAATCACCAGAAGATGGAACAATTAGATATGGTTATGATATGTGTAAGAAACTATATGAAACACCTACTTATAGAGCTTATGTGGGTATTAAAGCTATGTTAGATAGATTAGGTAAGTATATGGAGGTAACCCCTATAGAACATGGTAGAGACGGTAATATGAATTCTATGATAAATGCAGCTGCTAAGTTTGAACAAATAAGACAATCATATAAGGGTGCATTTTTAGATATGAAACAAGAACAAGAAAGCTCTGTGCGTGGTGGTGCAGGATTAGCTTATGACCAACTATAAATAAAATTATTAAATATGAGTATGACAGTTATACCGGTAGGTAAAAAATTACTATTAAAAAAATGGAGTGTAGAAACTAAAACTAAGTCTGGATTATATATTCCTGAAATAGCACAGAAGATAGAATACAAAGGTACTGTGGTAGGAAAAGGAAAAGATGTACATGAAATAGAAGTAGGAGATATAGTACAATATGCAGAACACGCTATGCCAACACCAATGATGCACCAAAATGTAGAACATCTTCTTGTCCAAGAAGGTGATGTGTTTGCCATAGTAAGATATGATGAGTAGAATCATACCTACATATGATAATAATAAATGGACAACTACTGAATTTAAAAATGATCTAGAGTTTAGAGAATTTATTGAGTCAATTTTTAGTGAACCAGGTGAATATGGTTTTACTGAGATGGCTTATAAATTTAATGAGGAAGCTAAAAAATTTACAGCAGAAGGTGTTTATTGTTCTAGTCCATTTAGATCTAAAGATTTTACAGCATATTGGGATGACCAAAAGAATAAATGCAGGAATGGTGTTATATACAAAGAGAAAGATAAGACTTGGTATATAACTAGAGATTATTATATGTGGTTAAACTTCTTACCAATATTTGATAAAGAAGAAAAACATTACGGATTTGCTAAAGTAAGGGATGCACAGTATCATATGGCATTATATGAATGGTTAGCAGAGTTAAATAATCAACATGCTGCTATACTAAAAAAACGTCAGATAGCTTCATCATACTTTCACATGGGTAAGATAATAAATACCTATTGGTTTGAAGAAGGTAGTACGTGTAAGATTGGTGCTTCACTAAAAGACTTTATTAATGATAAAGGTTCCTGGAAGTTTTTAGAAGAATATAAAATATTTTTAAATGAGCATACTGCTTGGTATAGACCAAGTAATCCTGAAAAGGTTTTGTTATGGCAACAACAGATAGAAGTAAAAATTGGTAACAGAAAAACAGCAAGAGGTCTTAAATCAAAGATACAGGGTGGTTCTTTTGAAAAGAATGCAACTACAGGGGTAGGGGGTCCATGTACATACTTCTTTCATGAAGAGGCTGGTATTGCTCCTAAGATGTCTGAGACATATGAGTATTTACGTCCTGCTATGTCTTCTGGAATGATGACAACAGGTATGTTTATAGCAGCAGGATCTGTAGGTGATTTAGATCAATGTAATCCTTTGAAAGAAATGATTATGAATCCTGATGCTAATGATATATTTGCAGTAGAAACAAACCTAATAGATGCTGACGGAACAATAGGTATGGCTGGTTTGTTTATTCCAGAGCAATGGTCTATGCCACCATACATTGATGATTATGGTAATTCACAAATAGAAGAAGCAATAGAAGCAATAGAGTTAGAAAGAAACAGATGGAAGAATGAATTAAATGGTGAACAATTTCAATTAAGAATATCACAAAAACCATTAAACATTGCTGAAGCATTTGCATATAGAAAAGCTTCTATATTTCCTCAAGGTGTATTATCTAAACAACTTAAAAAGATTGAAGAAAAAGAATATCCTTATGAATTAATTGATTTAACAAGAGAGCAAGAAGGTATAGTAGCTAAGAGATCTAATAAATTACCTATATCAAGATTTCCAGTAGATAGAAAACAACATGATAAGACTGGTGTAATAGTAGTATGGGAAAGACCAACATCAAAACGTCCTGACTTTGGTCAGTATTATGCATCTATTGACCCTGTATCAGAAGGTAAAACTACAACCTCAGATTCATTATGTAGTATATTTGTATATAAAAATGCAGTAGAAGTAATTAGAGAAACAGTAGCTGGTGATACTGAACAGTTTATTGAGAAAGACAAAATAGTAGCAGCATGGTGTGGAAGATTTGATGATATAAATAAAACTCATGAAAGATTAGAGTTACTTATAGAATGGTATAATGCATGGACAATTGTAGAGAATAATATATCTTTATTTATTCAACATATGATTGCTAGAAGAAAACAAAGATATTTAGTACCTAAACAACAAATATTATTTTTAAAAGATCTAGGATCAAATAAATCAGTTTATCAAGAATATGGTTGGAAAAATACAGGTACATTATTTAAAAGTCATTTGATATCATATGCAATAGAATTTATAAGAGAGGTTATTGATGAAGATTTAGATGACAGTGGTAATGTAATTACACAGACATTAGGGGTAGAAAGAATACCTGATCAAATGTTATTAAAAGAAATGTTAGCATATTATCCTGGTCTTAATGTAGATAGACTTGTAGCTTTTGGTGCATTAATTGCATTTGTTAAAATACAACAATCTAACAGAGGATATTCTAAAAGACGTGAATCAGAGGACAATTCCTTGGTAAACTCAGAAAATTTGTATAAATTAAAGTATAGCCCCTTTAAGAATATTGGTAGAGCTAAAGGTGCTTTAAGTAGTAAGATCAAAAGATCTGGATTTAAAAATTATAAATAGTAAATATGAGAGTATTAAATGCAATGCAATTAAAGAATGGTGCTAAGGCAGAAAGCGGTCCTACGTTTTCAAGTCTAACACAACCAACTCAATTTTTACCATATTCTAAAAAAACAGATGATTGGGCTGCTTGGAATCTTGATTGGTTAGAATTACAAGGTATTGAATTTTTACGTTTAAATGCAAGAAGACTTTTAAAAAATTATAAACTTGCTGTAGGTATAATAGATAAAACAGATTACATTGTAGAACCTGACAATGATTATAAAGATATGATGGATGTTCTTACTAAAGAAAATGACTCTGCTTTAGAATTAAAGTTTTACCCTATTGTACCAAATGTTATAAATGTATTAACTGGTGAGTTTGCTAAAAGATATTCTAAGGTTCAGTTTAGAGCAGTAGATGATGCATCCTATAATGAGATGCTTGAACAAAAAAGAATGCAGGTAGAGCAATCTTTATTAGCTGATGCTGAGAGACAACTTACTATGAAGATGCTTGATATGGGTATGAACCCAGGATCAGAAGAAGGATTAAAACAACTATCACCTGAAAATTTAAAAACTTTACCTGAAATAGAAGACTTTTTTAGTAAGTCTTATAGAAGTATGGTAGAGGAATGGGCATCACATCAACTTGCAGTAGATGAAGAAAGATTTCATATGCAAGAACTAGAAGAAAGAGGATTTAGAGATATGCTTATAGCAGATAGAGAATTCTGGCATTTCCGTATGTTAGAAGATGACTATGATGTAGAGCTATGGAATCCTGTATTAACCTTCTATCAAAAGTCTCCAGATCAAAGATATATAGCAGATTCAAACTATGTAGGTAAAGTAGATCTTATGACTGTATCTGATGTAGTTGATAGATATGGATATTTGATGGATAAGAAACAACTTGAATCTTTACAAAAAATATATCCAGCAAGATCAGCACAATATCAAGTTAATGGTTATCAAAATGATGGTTCATACTATGATGCTACTAGATCACATGCGTGGAATACACAAATGCCTGGTTTAGCATATAGACAATACACAAGTAATTATTGGAATGATCCATCAGCAGGAGGAGATATTCTAAGTGAAATACTAGATCAGAGTGAAGACATGACTCCTTTAGATGAAGGTAATTTAATGAGAGTTTCAACAATATATTGGAAGACTCAACGTATGTTAGGTCATTTAACTAAGATAGAAAATGATGGTGAAGTAACACAAGAAGTAGTTGATGAAACATTTAAGATTACTGAAAAAGCAGTATATGATACTTCTATCTTTAAAAACAAAACAAAAGAAAATCTTTTACAAGGTGAGCATATAGATTGGATATGGATTAATGAAGTATGGGGTGGAGTTAAGGTAGGTCCAAATTTACCAGCTATGTGGAGATCAACTATGGGGGATAACATTAACCCAATATATATAGGAATTAATAGAACTAAACCTGGTAGATTACCATTTCAGTTTAAAGGTAATAATACACTTTATGGATGTAAACTTCCTGTAGAAGGGAGAGTGTTTTCAGACAGAAATACCAGATCAACTTCATTAGTAGATTTAATGAAGGCATATCAAGTTGGGTACAATATGGTTAACAACCAAATTGCAGACATTCTAATAGATGAATTAGGGACAGTAATCATGTTTGATCAAAATGCTTTGCCACGTCACTCAATGGGAGAAGACTGGGGTAAAAATAATTATGCAAAAGCATGGGTAGCAATGAAAGATTTTCAAATGTTACCTTTAGATACTTCAATTACTAATACTGAGAATGCCACCAACTTCAATCATTACCAAACTTTGAACATGGAGCAGACTAGTAGATTGATGTCTAGAATCCAATTAGCAAACTACTTTAAACAACAATGCTTTGATGCCATAGGAATTAACCCACAACGTCTAGGAGGAGCTGTATCAGCTCAAACTGCAACAGGGGTAGTCCAGGCTATGCAGCAATCATACGCTCAAACAGAGATGTATTTTGTGCAGCATTCAGATCAATTAATGCCTAGAGTGCATCAAATGAGAACTGACTTAGCACAATACTATTGTAGTAATAACCCAAGTGTTAGATTATCTTATATATCTACAGAAGCACAAAAGGTTAATTTTACCATAAACGGTACAGATTTATTATTAAGAGATTTTAATATTTTTGCAACAACTAAAACTAATCATAGAGCTATTCTAGAAAACTTAAAGCAAATGGCTTTAACTAATAATACTACTGGAGCAAGCATATATGAATTAGGAAATATTGTTAAAGCTGATTCAATTGCTGAAGTAACAGACATATTAAAAGATTCAGAAGTAAGACAACAACAACAACGTCAACAAGAAATGCAGCAGCAACAACAAATGCAGCAACAAGCACTTGAAGCTAAAGCACAAGAAGAACAACAAAAATTACAAGTAGAGATGTCTGAAAATGATAAAGACAGACAGAATGATATTACTTTAGCTGAAATTAGATCAGCAGGTTTTGGTGCTTCAGCAGATATTAATCAAAATCAACAATCTGATTATCAAGATGCTATGAAAGAAATTAGAGAAACTACTCAGTATAGAGAACAAATGAATCTTAAACGTGAAGAATCTAATTCAAAACAAATGATGGAGAGTAGCAGGTTAGACGTTGAAAGAGAGAAAATATCTGCACAAAAACAAATAGCTGACACTAAACTTCAAATAGCAAGAGAAAACAAAAATAAGTATGATGTTGGAAAATCTGATGATAAAAAATAGGCGTTAGCTATATACTGCTAAAAACTTTTAAATTTTTTTAAATATTATAAGTTTGTTTTAATAAACATTTCTTATATTATATATATAGAAAGTATTAATTATTAAAACCAACATAATTATGAGTTCAGAAGAAACAACTATGAATAGTAAAGTAGAGACACTTGATATTAATTTAGATGAGATCTTTAATGGTGCACCAGGAGGTGATACCATGACTTTACCTGAGGAGAAAAAAGAAACTCCTCAACAAAAAAATATTTTTTCAGGGAATGACAATAAATCAGATTTCTCTTTTGCTGACCCAGATAAAGATGATGCTGATGATTTAACAGCTAAAACTGAAGAATCAAAAGTAGATGCAAAAGTAGAAGAAGTAAATGATGAAGTTAAAGAACCTGAAACTAATAAAGAAGAAGCAACTGAAATTTTAGATACATTAGATAATGAAACTGAAGAAGATGTTGCTAAAGTAAAAAAAGGTAGAAAACCAATTAATGGTATATCTGATGTCTTTTCAAAATTAATTAAGGATGATAAAATTGTTCCTTTTGATGATGATAAAGAGTTAGAGGATTATACTGCTAAAGACTGGGAGGAGCTTATACAAGCTAACTTAGATGAGAAAGCTAATCAAGTTAGACGTGAGACTCCTAAACAATTTTTTGATAGTTTACCACAAGAATTACAAATAGCTGCAAGATATGTAGCTGATGGTGGACAAGATTTAAAAGGTTTATTTTCTACATTATCACAAGTTGAAGAAAGTAAATCTTTAAATATAAAAGAAGAAAAGGATCAAGAAAGAATTATAACTGAGTATTTAGGTGCAACAGGTTATGGTACTTCAGAAGAGATCCAAGAAGAAATAGAAATTTGGAAAGACTTAGGTAAGTTAGAAAAACAAGCTTCAAAGTTTAAACCAAAATTAGATAAGATGCAAGAAAAAGTTGTTGCAAGAAAATTGCAAGAACAAGAGTTGAAGAAAAAACAACAAGAGCAAGCATCTCAAGAATATATGAAAAATGTATATAATACATTAAAAGATGGTAAGATTAATGAAATAAAGGTAGATAAAAAAACACAAGCTATGTTATATAATGGTTTGGTATCTCCTTCTTATCCATCAGTGAGTGGTAGAAATACTAATTTATTAGGACACTTACTAGAAAAATATCAATTTGTTGAGCCAAACTATGGTTTAATATCTGAAGCATTATGGTTGCTACAAGATCCAGACGGATACAAAGCAAAGATAATGGATAAAGGTGCACAAAAAAGTGTAGAGGCAACTGTTAGAAAATTAAAAACAGAACAAGCTAATACTGGTGGATCTTCTTCATTAGGGGTTAAAGACAAAGAACCTTCAAATGCTAGAACAACAGGTAGAAAAAAACTACAAAGGGCTAACAACATTTTTAAACGCATTTAATTAGATAAATTAAATATAAATGAAAATTAATTATTAATCAAAAACAATCAAATTTATGGCAACTCCAGTTTTAAATAATGGGATTTTCCTACGTGATACAAGCTACAAGGCTAGTTCACATGTTGATTCTTATCACCTAACACAGATGCTTGGCAACGCTGAGCCTATGGATATGGGACCAATTGATTTATGGGCAATGACTCAGAAGGTAGAAATGCCTTTATATCAAATGGCATCATTCGGTGGAAAGAATACAATCATGGTGGATAACGCTAGAGGTGAGTACAAGTGGCAAACTCCTATTGCACAAGATCTTCCTTACATAGTAGCAGATATAGACTCTGCTAATACTGCTAAGGGTATAGATGGAACAACTTTCCAGATTAAGATCAACAAAAGAACTTTTGGACATGGTGACATTATTACTTATGACAAGTATAATGGACTAGAACTTTACATTACAGCAGACGATATTGTACCTGCAGGTGATGGTTTTGTATACACTGTTCAATTAGTAAATAATAACAATGCCGCTACTTTAGATGCAAAATACTTAGCTAAAGGTACAAAGTACTTTAGAAAAGGTTCTGCAAGAGGTGAGTACGGTGAAAGATTCTCTGACATTGAAACAGGTTCAGGTTTCCGTGAATTCTACAATTTTGTAGGAGGAGCAGAAGCACATGTACACTATTCAATTTCTTCAAGAGCAGACTTAATGATCAAAGGCGGATTAAACGCTGATGGTACAGTACCTGTAACTGAGATTTGGAGAAACTTTAACACAGATCCAAACAATCCATCAGTACCTAGTATTGAAGGACTTGTTGCAAATATGGGTAAAGCTGGTGCTAGAGAAGCATTTGAGAATGGAACTCTTACAAGAACTTTCATTACAAATATGGAAGCAGCTCACTTATCTAAAATTGCAACGGATATTGAAACTTACCTAATGTGGGGTAAAGGTGGTAGAATTAAACAAGATGGACCGGATGATATTAGATTATCTGTAGGTTTATGGTCACAGTTAGATAACTCTTTCAAGAGAGTATATAACAAGTCATCATTTACTCTTGACATGTTTAAGTCTGAACTTTATAACTTCTATCAAGGTAAAGTTGAATTTAAAGGGCCAGACCCACAAAGATCACTTGTTGTACAAAC